TGTTGGATTGTTTCCACCTGAAGTTTCTGAAGCATAAGAATTTCGATACCCTCCTGCTCCTGCCCCACCGGCCGCAACTCCGCCTTTAGATCCGCCATTTCCGCCACCACCGATGACTAAGAAATCCATAGATACTGGTGCACCAAAGCCGCTTCCAGATCCAAAACCTAGTACTTGATATCCAAAACTCATTTATCCTCCTTATAGATCGTTAGCAGCGTCTGTTGTGAAGAATAATTTAATTCCTAGTAATTTAGCATCAGCTGTTAAAGAATCCTCTGATACGTCTCTTGAGATTTCAAAGAAAACTTGATCGCCTGCTGCTGGTGTGCCTGCGATAGTTATTGCTCCACTTTCTGCTGTTACGTCTAAATCGTTTGCCGTACCGCTGTGAGCTTTTGCAGTTGGTGCAACTGCTGTTCCAAACGCTACGTTACAAGTATCGTCATCAGAAACTGCAACTCCTGCTAAATCCCAAGATACAGTCCCTGTGTTTGTTGAATCTGCTGTAAAGAATGCTTGAAAAGTTACTGTGCCTTCATTCCATGATTTAGGAAAAGCAACAGAAAATTGTGCAAACTCGTCTGAATCTTTATCAAAATCTAAAGATTTAAGTTCAGGGCCGTTAGATAATTCTGTTTGTGCTAAGTCTGCGCAGCCGTTTGTTGAGTTAGGATACATAGAATTAGCTGGAACCCAAATAGTTTCTTTACCTGCTATTTTAACTGCAGATACGTTTCCACCACTGTCCTCAGCTTTAATTACACCTGTTCCTTTTGTTTTAAGATCAATACCAATGTTTGTGTCTCCACCTGTTGCTGCGAAAGAGGGGTTACCTGTTGCAGCAGCGTTTGCTATTGTAACTTCGTTAACAGCTGAACTTGTTGCTGTTAAAAGAGCTAATTCATTTCCGTTGGTATCTAAAATAGAAGTTCCGATTTTTGGTGAAGTTAAAGTTTTGTTTGTTAATGTGTCTGTTGATGAAGCTGTAATAAAACCAGTGTCATCGATATCTGGGTTAGTTCCGTCATTAGCTGTTGCGTAGACTAATTTTACTGCACCTGGTGCAACAGTTACACTGTCTCCAGATCCTGTTACGTATTTAAATACTACGTTTTGAGAACCAGATGTTGAATTTTTTAAAATATAAAAGTCTTGAACATCTATTGGAATAGTAACGTTTCTGCTTCCAGTTAGTGATCCTGTAAATTCTATAACTCTGTGTGCAAGAGTTGCACCAGTTGATCCATCAGATACAGAAAGATCTGTATCTCCAGAGTCTGATACGGCTT